AACCTGGCACACTATTTTGGTTTAATAACAAACTAGAACATTCTGCAAGAAATGTAGGACCGATAGATAGAATCACATTTGTATTTGATGTGCCACATTCTAAAGGTAATCCATGACACATGTAATATTACCTTTTTTGACTGCACTTGCACTGTCTGGTATTGCGGCGTATTATTCAGTCATTGGTCTTGCACAAATATTTCCAGGTTCATACTGGCCAATTATCATCATGGGTTCAGTATTGGAAGCAGCAAAACTAGTAACTGTATCATGGGTGTACAATCATTGGAAGACAACGTTCTCTGCACTTAAACTTTATTTTTTGATTGCCGTTGTATTATTAATGGCGATCACATCAATGGGTATTTTTGGTTATTTGTCAAAAGCACATATTGAACATTCAAGCACAATAGCACCACAAGCAGCAAAGGTAGAAATCTATGATGAGAAGATCAAAGTTATTCAATCGCAAATTGAGAGGAACAACAAGAACCTTAGTCAGTATGATGAGGCTGTCGATCAAATTATGGGTAGGTCAAAGGACGAGAAAGGTGCCGAGAGGGCAAACCAGGTACGCAAAGCCCAACAGAAAGACCGTGAGAGAATCATTGCTGAGACTAAGAGGCTTCAAAAAGAGATACAGTTACTCACGGAAGAAAAGCTCCCTTTATCCTTGGAAGTTAAAAAGGCTGAATCGGATTTGGGACCTATAAAATATGTGGCAGAGGTAGTTTATGGCACACATGATCGTGACTTGATAGACAAAGCAGTCAGACTGGTAATCTTCATTATTATTATTGTATTTGATCCATTGGCTGTGTTATTATTGATAGCAGCGAATCAAACATATCGTAAACTCAAAGAAGAAAATGATGATATAGCACCAATCAAAAAGGTAATAAAAAAGAAAAAGATTGACAGCACACCCACACGTAGTTTAGAATCATTTTTTGTAGATGACAAACATACAATTATATCAAAAGATAAGATAGCAGACATTGGAGAAATAAATGAGCATACTAGATAAACTGAAAAAATCATCAACCATCAAAGATAGTTCAATACTATCCAAATCAAAGTTTTTTAATGACAAAGACATGATACAAACAGAAGTGCCTATGATAAATGTGGCACTTTCTGGTTCACTTGATGGTGGTATCACACCAGGTCTGACGATGTTCGCGGGACCTTCAAAACACTTCAAAACTGCATTTGCTTTGTTGATGGCATCTGCGTACATGAAGAAATATCCTGATGCTGCTGTGTTGTTCTATGATTCAGAGTTTGGTACACCACAAAAATACTTTGAAACATTCAATATCAACATGGACAATGTGCTTCACACGCCAATTACCGATGTTGAGCAGTTAAAGCATGATATTATGAATCAGTTGCAGAGCATTGAAAAAGGTGATCGTGTTATCATTATTCTTGATTCAATTGGTAATCTTGCATCAAAGAAAGAAGTTGAAGATTCAATTGAGGGTAAATCTGTTGCAGATATGTCCCGCGCAAAACAAATCAAATCTTTGTTCCGCATGATTACACCACATCTAACACTCAAAGATATTCCTATGGTTGTGGTCAATCACACATACAAAGAAATTGGTATGTTCCCTAAAGACATCGTTGGTGGTGGTACTGGCTCATACTACTCAGCAGATACGATTTGGATTCTTGGTCGTCAGCAAGATAAAGATGGCACTGAAGTTGTAGGTTATAATTTTATCATCAACGTAGAAAAATCAAGGTATGTTCGTGAAAAATCTAAAATACCCGTTAATGTATCTTTTGATGGTGGCATTAACAAGTGGTCTGGTTTACTGGATATTGCACTCGAAGGCAATTTCGTAACTAAACCAAGTAATGGTTGGTATGCAAAAGTTGATCAAGAAACAGGTGAAGTATTAGACAAAAAACGTTTTGCCGATACACAAACCGAAGAATTCTGGAAAGACATTCTTGTGAATGATCAATTCAAAGAATTTGTAAGGAAAAAATATGAAATCACTTATAGCAACATTATGGGAGAAAGTGAGACCGTGGAAGAGAACGATGAAGCCACAACATGACATTGATTATGTTTTAATGGATTCAGATGATGGCACAAAAACTGCCGTTGGTATTAAAACGGGAAAATTTGCCGGTGTTCTTTATCATTATGGACAAGCAAAGTTGACAGAAGAAGGAGATTTTGCTAGAATGACATTTAGTTATACTCTCATATCTTCACCAAATATTTCTATGGATGATCTTACACAAGATCAAGAATTTCAGACATACATTGGTGACATACTAACCGAAATTTTATTAAGTCAAGCGGCTGCAAATGAAAAGACTAGAAACTACGATTCTGAAGAATTTGATATTCAATGAGGACTACACAAGAAAGATTATTCCATTTCTAAAGACAGAGTATTTTGTTGACTCTACAGAAAAAAATCTGTTTGATGAGATTAATGAACATGTAAATGAGTTCAAACATCTTCCTACTTATGAATCACTCATAATTAATTTCACAGAATCCAAGAAACTGACTGAAGAGCAGGTTCGTAATGCTGTTCAGATGATTCGTGAAATTAATGCCGACAAAGAAGAACCAACTGATACAGATTGGCTCATCAAGCAAACTGAGAAGTTCTGCCAAGACAAAGCAATCTACAATGCAATCATGAAGTCTGTTAAGATTCTTGATGATAAGAATCAGAAAGAAGACAAGGGCATGATACCAAAGTTATTGAGTGATGCACTTGGTGTGTCATTTGATAGGTCTGTTGGTCATGATTACATTGACGATTCTGACAATCGGTTTGAATTTTACCACCGTCACGAAACAAAGATACCTTTTGACCTTGATTTATTCAATAAGATTACAAAAGGTGGTTTGCCTAAGAAGACTTTGAATATTGCACTTGCTGGCACTGGCGTTGGTAAATCCTTGTTTATGTGTCACGTTGCAGGTTCTTGTTTGTCACAAGGTTTGAATGTTTTGTACATCACCATGGAAATGGCAGAAGAGAGAATTGCAGAACGCATTGATGCTAATCTACTGAACATTGACATTGCAGACCTGAACTCTATCAGCAAACAAGATTATGACCGTAAATTTTCTGCACTCAAAGTCAACACACACGGTAAACTCATCATCAAAGAGTATCCCACAGCAGCAGCATCAGCACTGCACTTCCGTGCTTTGTTAAATGAATTGCAACTTAAAAAGAGTTTTCAACCTGATATCATCTTTATTGACTATCTTAATATTTGTGCAAGTGCCAGAATCAAGCCTGGTGCTAACGTAAATAGTTATTCTTATGTTAAGGCTATTGCGGAAGAACTTAGGGGTCTTGCGGTTGAATTTGATGTACCGATAGTATCGGCTACACAAACGACCCGTTCAGGCTTCACCTCCAGCGATCCTGGTCTTGAGGACACTTCAGAATCGTTTGGTCTACCAGCAACGGCTGACTTTATGTTTGCTTTGATAAGTACAGAAGAGTTGCAACAATTGAATCAGATACTAATTAAGCAACTGAAGAACCGTTACAATGATCCTAACTATTTCAAACGGTTTGTGGTCGGTATTGACAGGGCTAAAATGAAACTGTATGATGTAGAACAATCGGCGCAAGAGGACTTGATAGATTCTGGTCAAGTTGATGATAAGCCACTGAATACATTTGGTGACCGTGAAAGACTATCTGGAACAAAGAATAAGTTCGGAGGCTTCAAAGTATAAATACTCCATTATAACTTAGATTATTGGAGAATTTATGCCTAGTTCATTAAAAACCCATGGGTTACTTCACAAGCTTAAAAAATTAGATCCTGAATATACATTGAATAGTCCAACTCCAACTGAACGCGGTGAACTTGAAGTGTTACAACAAATAAACAAGTACATCGTAGACCAGGGCGGTCCTATCAATGTTAAAGTGGGCACACATATTTTTAAAGAAATATATGGAGCAAACAAAGTTTCTGGAACACCAAAAGCGGATATAGCGTTGGTTAGCTATAATCAAACCACTAAAAAGTTTTGTGATGTGTGTTTCATATCTCATAAAATGGGCAGAGATGCTAAAGGTTTTCAGCAGTATAGCGGTATCACAACTAAAGCTGATGGCACAAAAAGAGGATCAATCTCAGCAGATGAAAATGTAACGCTCTTTTTAGAATCTATCTCAAACATTCATAAATCAATCGTTGATAAAAAACTACGATATTATCGTAAAATAACTGATAAAACTTTAATTGGTAAAGCAATTTATGGTCCTGAGTTTGGTTCACAAAAATATACTGAAGATAACATTCATTTAATTGGACAAGGTGATGCAATTTTAAGATTGGTTGGAAAAAATCATATTTTATCTTTCTCAGCATCAATGAGTTTGAATCCAGACGTATCCGAATTTGAATCAAATGGTTATACAGCAATTATTGGCGCTCGTTATACAAGTGGCAGAAATTATGAAGTGAATGGAAAAACATATTCTGGTGTTAGGGTTTTAATTATGCCTAAATTGCTTATTGGTTCTAAAGCAGTAGAGATATAAAATGCACTTCAAAGAATACTTAAAGGAAAGTAAAGAAGGCAAGAATGTTCATTTAGAACACCTTGAAGACAATGTGTTGAACGCTGGTGTATCTGGCGCACGTGAAGCAATTGAGTTTCTGCGTTCTTTGCGTAATATGCTTGCCGGTCATTCAGGCTCAAAAGTAAATGTGACTACAAAATGGGAT